GGTTGGTTTAGGTAAGAGGAAAGAACGGATGAAGATAGATATGTAACAATGTGTGGTTTTGAGGGTATATGCCTCAAAAGAGAAAAGTTAAAAAGAGATAAGCGCGAGTGGCTCAGTTGGTGGAGTACGACCTTGCCAAGGTCGGGGTCGCGGGTTCGAGTCCCGTCTCGCGCTTTTAATAATATGTAGTGTTTATGAGGGTTTCCGGGTTTTTGGAACCCTCATTTTGTTTACATAAGTAAAAGTACTTAAAGTTTTTCCTTAAAGTTTTTGCTTTACTACGTTTTATTACATGTGTCATGAAATGGTCCTTTCCAGATTAACATAGTTATTAATCAATTCTTTTTGCATTTCTGTATCCGATTGAGTGTAGAACTGGATCAGCGTCTTAGGGCTGTTTCCCATAACGGAAGAAATCAAAGCTGCATTCGGACAACGACGCATGTTATTGGTTGCAAAGCTGGTCCTGAAACCGTACAGGGAAATATAGGGCAGCTTCATTTCACCTTTGGGTAGTTCTCCTTTGGTTTCTTCATATTCTTCCATGGCCTTATTATGAGCCGTAAGCAGCCGCTTAAAAGCATTGGAGTATTGCTTTGGCTTTATGGGGTTTCCATGTTGGCTGACAAAGAGATAATCATTATCACACCATTCTTTATCTTCTAAACGATTTTTCTTTTTCCATATAAGCCTTTTATGTAGCAGATCATAAAGGTGCTTCGGTATAGGAGGCTGTCTATGGGACTGATGCGTCTTAAGATTCGTTTCACATTCCCAATTATCATAACCTCTGTCAAAATCTATTAAATAGGTTGGCTTATTGCTTAAGCAGTTTTCAGTTAGGCCACACACTTCGCCAGGGCGAGCACCAAGGAGAGCAGACAAACAGAACATAGGATAATAATGAGATTCTACCACTTCCGGCAGCGTTAAAAAATATGCTATCTCATCATCTGACCATGTGACTTTTTTACGGACCGGAACGGTACACCGAGTAATACCTTCCATTGGATTTTCTGAGGAAGTAATGCATTTAAGCGGTGATACAGCATATCCGAAAAGGTTAGACAGTATATTGATGCATTTATTAACGGTACCGGGGCTGTGACTTTGCTTCATAAGATTTACATACTTCTGCATATGAGTAGCCTTGATTTTAGATACGGCTTTATCCCCAAACACATCTTTGATATAGTCTTTATAAAATCTCTCGTAAACCCTCCATGTACTATTCGCATACGTAGGCGGCGCGGTTGCATCATGCCATATATCAAAAATTTCCTGAATGGTAGTCATTCGTTCTTTCTGCTTACGTTTACCTTGTCCGGCTTCAATGGATCGCGTAATATCAGTTTCATCTTTCCGAGCCTCTTTTTCCTTGTCCCTCATAGGCCCGGTGATGGATCTGCTTTCGGCAGCATACCAGACGTTGGCAAAATACCGGATTGTTGTTTTGCCTGTTTTCTTTGATGTGTAGCGTTGTTTCTGAACACTCATAACATCATTCCTCCAAAATTATTTATTTTTGAGCATAAAAAATACACCTATACAGGCGCATGGAAAAATGATATAATATCTATGACCTTATATTATATCGGGCCATGCCCGTACAGTAGTTCTGGGCCTTTGCGTTAGCCGCGCAAGGGCTTTTTTATTTGGTAGATAATGGAAGAAAATACCACTATCAATAAGTAAAAACATATTTATAATTGAACGTGCACCCAATCCCAAATACAAAAGAAGGGGATTGAGATATGAATGAAGCGTACATACATTTTAAAAGAAAAGATATATATGCGGTATTCTTTCGTAAAAACAGTTTAGTTTACTATAACTTAGACTTCTTAGGCGAGACAAAACGGTTCTTACTAATGTAAAGTGAAGTTAATGTTTTGGGGTTGGGTGCATTTTGGCAATCCAGTCCTGAACTTCTTTTGAGTTTTTGTCTACAGGAGGATACTTCTTTTCAAATTCTTCTGGTGTTTTCGGAAAAGAATTATCCATAGCAACGGGATCAAGGTCATTTGAAGTTGAATTTATTAATGTATCTTTTAATGCAATTTCAAACTTCTTATTTTTAGAAGATACATAATCTCCTTTTAGTAAAATAAACTTTTGCAGTTCTTGAAAAACGATTACTAATTCATCCTTATCAAGAGTCAAGAAATTTAAGACGGCCTTCTTTATAGATTCACTACCATCGAAGGTGGAATCTATAAATTTTTTTCGATCTTCTTGAGATTCAATCATTGCAGCATAGGATCCTTTTAGATAACCTATGGACCTAGAAGGATCAATATCCAATACTGTTAAAATTTGAAGTAATTCATCAGGTTCAAGTTTTGCGTGATTTATCTCAAAATTCAGATATTTATCTAATGGTACTTTTGAGGTTTGGGCTAAATTACGCTCTGTTATATCTTTATTAATTCTTTCGTTTCGGCATAGCACTGAGTAATATTTAAAAGTCATTTCTGAATTATGATTGATCAGTCCCTTAAGATTCCTAATATAATATTCTGTTGTGTTCATTTGAGAATTACTTTCGCCATCAAAGTCAGGTTTAAACGTTAAATCGCCGCTAGTTTGATGGAGTGAAGTAATATCAGAATCAGATCCCATTAAATAATCTACTGTAACACCAAAAAAGTCAGCGATTTTTTGTAATTTTTCCTGCTTTGGTGTACTTCTTCCATATTTCCAATCAGAAAATGTTGATTTTGTTATACCGGTTGCCTTTGCTACAGTTGCATCTTTGTATCCTTTAGAATCCCTTAATTTACAATATATATCATACATGACAATTCCTTTCTAAAAAAAAGTTTTGAAATCACAACAAAAAGGCATTGACAAGTTCGGATATTAATACTATAATGTCAATACAGAGTTCGGAAATCAAAACATTATTTAATTGTTACAATTATACCAACAAATATATTGTAACTGATTTCCGAACTAAAATCAATAGAAAGTTCGGAAAAGAGGTGATTTTTTTATCGTGTATCAAAAATATGTGGAATTGCGAAATGCGAAAGGTGTAACTGATTATCGTGTAGCCATAGATACAAGAATTACAAAGTCTACTTTTACTGATTGGAAAAATGGTAGAAGTAAACCTAAGTTTGAAAAGCTGATGGTCCTGGCGAAATATTTTGACGTTCCAGTGGAATTTTTTGCTGATAAAGATTAAAAAAGGGGGATGAAAAGCTGATGAAATTATTTGAAAATCAAAATAAAAAATCAAAGCCTGAAACAATGAATAAAAAACAGAGGACCATTGAAAGAATTATACAAAAGCTGCTTTCCGCTAATACAGAGCAGCTGAAAGATCTGGATGTATTCATTCAATACTATCTCATGCGAAAGGAGTAATTTAATGAACGATTTAAAAGTAATAGAATACCGGAATATTCGGGTACTGACAACACAGCAGATTGCGGAATCCTACGAAGCGGAAGAACGCAGAATCGTAGATAACTTTAACAGAAACAAATCCAGATACGAGGAAGGGAAACACTTTATCTGCTTAATGGGTGATGATCTCAGAGGTTTCAGAGCGAAAACTCAAATTGGGGTTTTGCCAAATGCAAACAAGGTTTACCTCTGGACCGAAAAAGGAGCTTTCCTTCATGCGAAATCCTTGAATACTGATAAAGCATGGGAAGCGTACAGCAACCTGATTGACGGATATTACAAGCAGAAAGATGTACTGGAAGGATTGTCGCAGGAAATGAAAGCCATTGTAATGATTGACAAAAAGCAAGTCCAAATGGAAAACCGCATAAACAAGCTGGAATTCGATATTCCGCTGTACGGAGCCGAAGCAGATGAGTTGTCAAATCATGTAAAGCGAAAAGGGGTTAAGGTATTAGGAAGTAAGTTGTCGGAAGCTTATAGAAATACAGAAATTCGATCAAAGGTCTACCGGGATATCTACGATCAAATAAAACGGGAGTTCGGAATTTATGACGATAGCGGCAGGCCTAAAACCTACAAGGCATTAAAGCGGAAATATATCGCAGAAGCGCATGAATTAGTTGATTGCTATGAAGCACCTACATTCCTTGTTGAATTGATTGAATCTGCTAACGCTCAGATGAATTTAGGCGTAACCTAACATATTAAAAAAATATGCTGATTTAACCATAAGGTGACAGGAAAGGAAGGGGCAATATGAAAACTGCATTAAAAAGAGCATGTTTCGAATATGAGAAGCATGAAGTTTATGCAATTATCTACAAGAAAAGTCGGATTATTTTATATAACTCAAATTTCAGTGGGGAAACAAAAGTCTTTTATATGGTGCCAGAATTAAAGGACGGAAAGGAAAAATCACATGCAGAAGTACTTTGAAAACCTGGATGATTACAACGATCACAGGAGACACCCATTAATGGATAAGGCTATATGCTACGTCAGAATGACAATCATGTTCCTATGCTGCTTGGCTATTATGTTCGCAGTATGCGGAATATTGGAAAAGGCATGAAGGAAAAAATACGAACGGACCGCAAGTTATTAATTGGGAGGTGAAAAAGAATGCTGAAAAATCAGCAGACCAAGGCAATACCAATTCCTGAAACAATACTCCAGGAAATTTTTAATAGGGTGGAATCTCTTAATGATGAAATTTTGCAGATCCAGGCCAGAGAGCAGGAGCGTTTTGTCACACCAGATGAATTGGCTGAAATAATGCAATGTACCAAACAAACAGTACATAACAAACTTAAATCTGGTGATATTTACGCCACAAGGAAGCTGGGAGATCCAAGAATCCCCATGAGCCAGTTTTATAAAAACAATCCGGTAAACCTGATTAAGCGCAAACCAAAGGAATTAAAAAAGACATCGGGTGGAGAATCAATGGAGCAGCTTATTTTCGGAAAGGGGTAGCTATGGAAGAAAAAAGGAAGCGTGTCACAAAGAAGATGGCATGTGAAATAGCGGCTCTGGTCATCGGTACCCGAAAAATTGATTCGGAAAACGATATAATGTACTGCTTCACAACCGGGAGTATAACACTTAGGATCATGAACCGCTGCACAATCCCCAAGCGATCCATATTCAAACGCTTTGATTTAAAAAGGGAATGGTATGGAGGTCAGGCGATTGATTGTACTTTATTTGTTGGGGATTATGTAAACCATGACTTGTTTTACACGCTGGAAGGGCACCAGGAAATAGAATATGAATACGCAGAAGAATAGAAAAAAGCACCTGTCATTACTGGAATAATGGCAGGCGCTAACTGAAACGTCAACATACATAAATCATCAAATTAAGTGTACCATGTTGGCGTTTGAAAGTCAAGTCAAAAGGCCGGGAAATCCCCGGAATCCGGGCTTGTATGGGGTATTAACATTCCTACGAGACATTCAAAATTATGGTACATAGTTAATGGATTAGGGATAGGGGCAGGGAGAGATAGGATAATGCTGCCAATAGTTAATATGCCAGGTAAGAGGTGCACGGAAAGGCAGTAAATGTCAAGAGTATTTCAGAGGGAGAAAAAAACAGACTGCCGGAACTATAGAGAGGTTGATATTCTACCCAGGACAGAAAAAGCAGACAGAGCGACAAAGGGTAAGAGAGGTAAACGGCAGAAGGTATCTGAACCAAAACAGAGGGATCTAAATGATAAGAATGCAAAGCGATATCTGGTTCAGCTTGGAAATGGAAATTTTGGTATAGGGGATATTCATTTAACAGCTACATATGACAATGATTATCTTCCTGCAACCATAGAGGAAGCGGAGAGGATCATAAACAACTACCTGAGAAGGGTGGCATACAGGCGGTCTGTGTTGGGACTGGATCAATTAAAGTACATTCTTGTAACGGAATATAAAAATGGAGAAGATGGAGAGATTATCACGAGGGTTCATCATCATGTAATAATGAACGGTGGTATGGATAGGGACGATTTAGAGTTAATGTGGACGTTTGACCGGATAAACTGGAGAAAGTCAGGTGATTTAATCTATAGAAACAGCATCAGGCAATTAGGGTGGGTCAATGCGGACCGGATACAGGTAAATGAAAACGGGATAGAGGCGATCTGTAAATATGTCACAAAGAATCCAAACGGAAAAAAACGCTGGTCCTCTTCAAGAAACCTTGAGCGCCCGATTCAGCACCCGAACGCAGATCATAAATATACAAAGAAGCAAATCGAAAGATTAGCTAAAACTCCCGATTGTGGGAGGGATTTTTTTGAGAAGCAGTTTCCAGATTTTAACATTGTTTCCATTGAACCGGAATTTTACAAAGAAACTGGATGGCACATCTATATGAAGATGTGGAGAAAACAGAACAGAAGTGGACCGGGGGAAAGAAGGAGAATAAAAAGTGCCAGAACCAGAAGGATTAACACCAGAGCTTGAAGAAGCTTTGGGGAAAGCGTGGTCATACGATGGCCGTCCTCCAGGGAAATATATTGGATCAGTAAAACGGGGAACCAGAACAATTTATCTTTATAAGCACGGTCAGGATTATTATTACGAAAATGAATATGACATTGAAATGAGACATAAAAAGAAACTCAAACGCAGTATGAGAGGCTATAAGAAGAATATTTGAAGCGCGCTCAATCTTAGTACAAAGGAAAGGGCTGAGACATGGAGGAAGTATCCGTGCATTTTGAAAGAAAAGATATATATGCAGTGTTTTTTTGGAAGAAGCTTAACTTGTTATAATTTGGACTTCCGGGGAAAGGTGAAAAGATTCTTATTAATTTAATGCATTAAAACACGGGAATCAAAATGGGAATAAATTATAATGTCCGATTTGGACACCGATAGATACATACCATGAGTTGCCTGTTTTGCAGGAAATCATGATTAAATTCAACCATAGGGGGTAAACATGCCGGGGGCGGCAGCAGGACAAAAGGGGGTAATGCATAAGATAGCGCAGTAATCAGCCTATCCATAAAAATTGAATTGATAATACTATAATCGTAATCACGTACAAAGGAGAAGGGGCCGTATGAAAGAGAAGATTATCAATGAAATTTTGATGCAGATGGAACCGCATATCAGCACCGAAACATTAAGAATACTGGAAACAGTTATTATAAAGGCATTGTATTATGTGGAGGTAGTTAAAAAGGAAACCGAACTTTCCACAGAAATGGACGATAACTTGTACCTATTGCAGATGTATGAAATGAACGTCAAAAAGGACGGTTTAAGCGAAAAGACCATTCGGGCCTATATGGGGGCTATGCGTAACATGCTCTGCGTGACTGACAAAAATATAAGGCATATCACCTCAGTGGATATCAAGTATTACCTGGATCTATACACAGGGAAAGGAAACAATGTCAGGACCGTAAATAACGAGCGCCGTTTCATTTCGGCAGTATTCACATGGTTCCGTAAACACGGGATCATCAATGCAAACCTGGTGGAGGCAGTACCTATCAAAAAGGAGCGTAAACCGCCCATAGACTACCTTAAAGGTGTGGAGATAGAACGGTTAAGGGTAGCTTGTAAGGAGCCAAGGGACCGGGCATTGATGGAATTTCTATTGAGCACAGGGGCAAGGATCGGAGAAGTACCGCAGATCAGGAGGCAGGACATTGATTGGAGTACGGGAGAAATCCTGATCTATGCGCATAAAACCTCTGATTATCGTACCGTATACCTTAATGACGTGGCAATGGTGCACCTGGAAAAATACTTAGATTCCAGGGAGGATAACAGCGAGGCATTATTTGCTGGAGTGCGAGCACCTTACAATGCGGTTCATGAAGATGGATTAAGGCTGATTATAAAGCAGATAGGGGAAAAGGCCGGGTTAAAACGAAGGGTTTATCCTCATCTATTCAGAAAGACAATGGCAACAACGTTAAGAATGAAGGATTGTGCTATCGAAGATATTCAGCAGATCCTTGGACATAAGGACCCGTCAACAACGCTAGGATTTTATGCAGCAGCTAATCAGGTACATCTAAGGCAAGTGCATAACCGTTATATGAGCGTTGGGGCTTAATATAAATTCCTGTCAGGGATAGGGCGCAGTACCCGAAGCAACCACGAAAACAAACCGGTTTGTTGTAACCCGTCAACCAGTCTTTTGTAAACGTATAAGTTAACGGCATAAAGGAATCAATGTGTCACGACATTGGAGGGGCAATAAAAGCCCCTCTTCCACCAAAAGGAAAGAAGGAAACTCCATGTGGTTTATATGGCTTCTAATATTTATGGCCTTGTGCATCATTGGAATAGCGATTTTTTTAATAGGCCATACGATCTGGCTTATATCAAAAAGAAATGAAAAAATCTTTGAATTGGAAAATAGAAAAATGGAGGAAGAAGAAAATGAATAAGGGAATTTTTGCAAGTTTGATCATTGCTGCGGCAGTAATTGGAGCAACATACACGGTAATGTCAATTGAGAAGGTAGGCCAGGGAGAAGTAGGTGTTGTATGGACAGCGAAAGAGGGCGTACATGAAAATACGTTGTCCCCAGGCTGGCATTATGTTGGGCCTCTGGCAAAGGTGAAAAATTATCCAGTATCACAGCAGCAGATTGTTTTCAGCAATAACCCGGAGGACTACAGTAAGAAAGAACATCCTGATTGGCATATTGATGCCCCGGCTAATGGCGGAATGGTAAAACTGAATATGACAGTGAATTACAACTTCCTCAATGATAGAGTGGTAAAACTGTATACCAGATTCAACGGTATGGACGGAAGCTCCATAGTAGAGGGAATGGTACAAAATTCTATCATTGCCTATGTGAAGGAGGTCACACCACAATTTTCAGTTATGGATATCTATTCCAGCAAAAGGGCGGAGGTTTCCACGGCCATCACCGATTATCTTAATCAAAAGCTGCGTGATGAATATGGAATCAATATATCAAGCGCCTTAATCATAGATGTACAGCTTGATGATACTCTGTATGCAAAAATACAGGCAAAAGAACAGGCGAAACAGGACGCAGAAAAAGCGGAATTAGATAAAAAGACAGCAATAGCTATTTCAGAGAAAGAACAGGAGATTGCCCGCAGAGAGGCGGAGAAAAATAAAGAGGTGGCATTGATCCAGGCAGAGCAGGAGAAGCAGAAGGCCGAAATTGAAGCTGAACAAAAGAAGATCCAGGCAGAAGGTGAAGCAGATGCAACAAAGATTAAAGCGGCAGCAGAAGCGGAAGCAAACCGGGAGATAGCGGATTCTCTTACTCCTGAATTACTAGAAAAATCTAAATATGAGCGGTGGAATGGTCAGCTTCCTACGATCCAGGGAGATACCACACCTATTGTTAACTTGAAATAGTCTTTTACATAATGCAGAAGGTGACGGAAAAAAACAGCCTTACCTTCTGCGCAGAGAAACGGCAGCAGGATAAATTATGCCGTCTTAATCAAGAAAACAGCGGTTTACCGGAGAAAGGAGAGACATGGGAAGAGAGTTAAAAAGAGTGCCATTAGACTTTGATTATCCATTGAATGAAGTTTGGTATGGATATTTTATGAACTACATAAGCCATTGCCACAGCAATGAAAGGGAACGTTGTGAACGATGCAAGCACATGGCAAGGATTAAAGGTGTGCCGATTACAAGCTATGGGTGCCCTGATTACGATAAATATTTTTCTGAAATAGATAATAAGCTGAAAGAATTATGCGAACCACCGAAAGGTGACGGGTATCAGCTATGGGAAACCACATCAGAAGGAAGTCCGGTTTCCCCAGTGTTTGAAACCTTAGATGCCTTGTGCGAATGGTGTGAAAATAACGCCACAACATTTGGACCATTTAGAGCCACTAAGGAAGAGTGGAAGCAGATGTTGGATTGTGATTTTGTACATGCAAGACAAGGAAATATGGTTTTTATCTAAACCCAGATAGGCTGCATGGCAGCAGAAAGGAGAAATAGATGGGATACACCCGAACTATTACGGAAAAAGATTTAGAAAATGCAATGTGGCATTTTAATAATAATATGGCTGCTAAAATGGAAGCCGATAGATTGCAATACAGGGACGCAAGAGCGGTCATTGCATATCTTCTTGAATTAAGGGATAAGCAGGAAGTAATAAAAACAGATATTCATAGCCAGACTTGTCCGCGGTGCGGAAAGCCTGTAAATCAGAGCCATTGTGGTAACTGTGGGCAGGCATTAAAATACTAAACCCGGATAGGAGGAAAATATGCAAGTAGTAACAGGCATGGAGCAGGCGTCAAAAATTGTAGAAGAGACAATACAGGCTTGCCGAGATGAAAATAAAACATCATTTTGCGAACTTTGCGAAAAGAGTGAGAAAGAATGTTTAGAGCATCTTTTGTCCTTGTTTGATGAGGATTAAACCCGGATCGGCTGCGCGGCAGCAGGAAGGAGAATTTGTGAAAACCGGATTATTTGATAGAAACGGTACTGAGATAAAAATTGGTGATGTTACAAGGCTAATGCTTGATGATGGGGAAGTAAGATTTTTTGATGTGAAATTCAAAACGGTTAAACGCATTGTAAAATCCCATCCTGATTTTGACGATGAATTTGCAACCGTAAATATTACCGGGATAGTGTTCTGCTGGGAGGGATACGATCTTTTCCCGTGCGTAGATGAGAACGGCTTTTCAGATGTAAGCAGAATGGAAATTGTCAGCTAAACCCGGATTTAACGCAGGAAAGGGGTAATATGTTTGAAGCGTGAAACAGTATTAAAAAAGTTAAGAGGATATGCTAAATCATTAGCATTTATGGAACAAGAAAGCATTGCACAGAAAGAATCTGTAGATGCAGAACATTACAAAGTTGACAGATTGGCTTTTGAAGAAGCAATTAAGATTATTGAAAGGAGTAATACCTAAATCCTAGTAGACTAGGTTTGTATAAGATTAGAATGGTGAATTATACAGTGAAATAGAGCGGAGTGGCTGTGCCTAACTAAGCACTTAATAATGCATCCAAGCCGATTGCCTTATTACCATTTACCGATTTTGGTAAGTGGTTGGTATGAAAATTTGTTGGTTTAGTTGCGGTATATCTTCTTTTGTGGCTTGTTATCTGTCAAATGATATTGACCAGATTATATATACCCATGTTGAGGATCAACACCCTGATAGTATTCGGTTTCTGCATGATTGTGAAAAGATATTGGGTAGAGAAATACAAAAAATACAATCAGATCGGTATACAGATGTGAATGATGTAATTGACAAGACCAAATACATAAATGGTGCTTACGGTGCAGCCTGTACCAAATGGTTAAAGAAACAGGTCCGAAAGGATTGGGAAAGAGAAAATCCAGGCTTTCATACTTATGTTTGGGGATACGATGTAAACGAAAAGCATCGAGCAGATGCAATCATTGAAACACTTTCGGACTATGACCATGAGTTTCCTCTTATTGAGCAGGGATTAACAAAGGCAGAATGCCACGGTATAGCGGATAAGTTGGGCTTGAAGCGTCCTACAATGTATGATCTTGGGTATCCGAACAATAACTGCATCGGCTGTGTTAAGGGCGGAATGGGCTACTGGAATAAAATAAGAGTTGACTTCCCAGAAGTATTTGAACGCAGGGCAAAGCAAGAAAGAGAAATAGGCCATAGCTGCATAAAGGGTATTTATTTAGACGAGTTGGAACCGGGCCGCGGAAACATGGATATGGAAGTTTTTGAGGATTGTACAATAGCTTGTCAGATATTAACCTGGGGCAAAGATGGTTAAGGAGGTGTTTAAATGATTAACATGGACATTGATGAAGCAATTCAACACTGCAAAGAAAAAACCATAGAAAACAGTTGCAATCAATGTGGAAAAGATCACGAACAATTAGCTAAGTGGTTGGCGGAATTAAAAGAATACCGGGATATAGGGTCTGTAATTTATTTCAGAAAGTTAAGGGATAAAGATTTGCAAGGAATTCGTTTAAATTAGGATTTCCCGAAGTACCGGGAGAAAGGAAAAGTATGAGATTAATAGATGCAGAAGCTTTTAAACGCCAGATAGCAGCCGCAGCTGTCCAGAACGGGACAGAGGAAGCTGCAAATAAGGCAAGTATAATGGTTGATTTGGTTGATAATCAACCTACTGCTATCAACGGGCGAGTGATCGAAGCTGAGTATACATATCAGCGAATAGCATATGTACGTCCCATGGAACGCCATTATGAAAAACCAGAAGAAACGCCTTATATTAAATACTGTTGTCCAGTATGCGAAGCGCTTGGAAACCCACATCAGGTTATACCTAATCAAGCTAATTGTTCGTTATGTAACATAAATCTTAATTGGGAAAACTGAAATTTGAGATCAGTTTAGATGATAAAGAGAAGTAATGCGTCCGGCGTGCCCGGCATTACATAACCTTCCGGCCTGACTGGCAGGACCGGGGCCGGAGGGGGAAAGAGAGGGAAGCATGTACAGATCAGACGATTGGTTTGATGGATTTTACATCGACAACCACAGAAAATATGAATGCATTAGTTGCGAAAAACAATTTATAGTTGGAGAGGAATTGCTGAAAGGCCGCGAACCTAAATGTCCTTACTGCGGATCATTACACACAGAATTAATATCATGGACGGAAGATGATCAGCTTGAAGAATTAAACTCCGATATGGGGTGCTTGGAGATAATGGTAGAAAATGATAAATTTCAGGAGGATATGGAAATGATTGATTATAATAAACTTGAAGCTGATTTGATTAAGGCGAGAATTGAAGCAGAAAAGGCTGTTACAAATGATGATGGAGGAACAGCAAATCTTGATAAGGTTGCAATATCTCTTCCACGATATAATGAAGAAAAGGTTAGCAAGGCAGCTTTAAATGCTGGACTACATTCTTATAAAGCGGACTGGCTTGGAAAGAGGTATTTTATAAGTGCACCGATAGGAGCACAGGGCAACAATAATACAAGGCAAGTTGAGGCAATGAAAAACACATTAGCTGAGTTGGGGTATGACGTGCTTGTTTTTTACAAAATGGATTAGGGTGGCAGGACAGGAGGAATCCAAAATGGGAACAAAAAGAATATTTTCTTGCGATAGGTGTGGAAAAGAATGGCCAGAAGAAAATAACAGTGGATTTGTAAATTATCCACGCCATGTAGATTATGAAGACTTGAAAAGGGTAGATCTTTGCCGAGATTGTGAAAAAGAATTTTACAATCTTGTTAGAGGCTTCATGAAAAAGGAGGAAATATGAAGGAAGAATGTAAATATTGCAGTGGTTGGAACGACTACAGAGGGGAATGCGATGGAATTGGAATGTACTGCGCTACGCGGGAGCAGATAGATACAGAAGAGGTGGAGCGTGAAATCCGAAGAGCGGCCGAGATTGTAATGAATGAGTTTATGCGGAAAGGCGACTGGTATAATGCACTGGTCAACTCCATATACGGATATTTGCGTGACGCTGATGGTTCAAAGCCGTGGGGGCAGATGGCGAGGGATTTGGCTGACAGGATAATCGGGGCTGATTGTACAGCGACAAGGACGTAAAATGGGTGATGATATGACGGCAGCAGAAAAGCAGCTTGAAAGAGAATGCGAGCTTTACAGAATGCGTGCGGCAGAATTAGAAAAGAAAGAGATCGTGCTTGATAAGGTCATGGATATTATCGACAATGCGAAACAAGGATATCATGATGTGGTATGGTCGGGGACAGATTTCTTTACTGGAATCGCAGCGCAAAATAAGTGGAAAGCCTTAGATGATTTACAGCATGAGATTGAGGAAATGTTAGAATAGCCTGCCGAAAGGCAGGCACGGCAGCAGGATAAGGAGGTATCATGGTAGAAACGCCTGTCAAAAAAAGAGAAATGAAATTAAGTGATTATAACATATCACCGGCAAAATATTACGAACTGAAATACTTCTGCATGCAGTATGAGGAAAAAAAGAGGGAGCTACAAAAAGGATACGGCCTTTCATCAACTGCGAATGATGGGCTTCCGAAGGGAAATACGCCAGGAAACCCTACGGAACGAACTGCAATAAAAAATACGATATTGCAAAAGGATACTGAATTGATAGAACAAACAGCCATCGAGGCGGATCCGGAAATTTACCCGTGGCTGATAAAGAATGTCACGGAAGGGGTGGCTTACGAATATATGAATGTGCCAAAGGGGAGGAAACAATTTTACGAATCAAGAAGGTACTTTTTCTACCTTTTATCACAGAAACGATAAAATTTTAAAAAGCGGATAACTCAGAGGGGGTACTTCCGTGATATTATGATACCATGCAAAAGGTAAAAAATACCAAATGCATACTACAAACACCTATGTAAGCGGTATTCAAATTAACGCACTCCAAGGAAACGCCTGTCAAATGACGGGCGTTTTTATTTGGAGCAATTCATAAAAGTATTGTTAAGCAGGTATTGTGATGGAAATAGATACTACAAGTAAGGAGACAAGGGCGTTATTCTACAATTCATCTGCATGGAAGGATAAAAGAAAGGAAATTCTTGAACGCGATCATTATGAATGTCAATGGTGCAAGGAGGAAGGGCGTGTAACGATTGCGGATGAATCTGCTCTTGAAATTGACCATATAAAGGAGTTGGAAGAATATCCTGAACTTGCATTGGAAAATGATAATTTAAGGACACTATGTAAGGACTGTCATAACAAGAGACATGGAAGAATGAATTACAGACACAAAAATCCAAAGATAAACAGGTGGCAAGATGAAAGATGGGATTAAACATAAGGTTTGAAGCTGTTGTAATTGTGCATAAATAATACACAATAAGATGAAAACAAAGCAAATGAATGAACTGTCAGACAATATAATACCCCCCGGCCTAAACCCATTGACCAAAGATTTGAATCTGGGAACCGGTGGGAGGGGTCAATTCCGAAGTTATTTGCATGATTTCACGCACAAGCCCCCTCCCCCCCATCAGGAAAGAAGGTGATCATATGGAAGGGCAGGAAGGAAAAGAAAAGCCAGATGGTAAAGAACGGCTTGAAATAAGAGAAAAACTTGTAAAATCAGAAAAGAGTAGGCTAACAAAACTGTATAAAGAAATACCGGAAAACAAGAAAAAAATTGTGGAAGGGTTGATCATTCAGGCCGCAAGATTGAGAATATTATTAGATGAAATGTGGATTGATATTACAGAAAATGGAGATTACGAGATGTTTTCTCAATCCAAAGAGCAAGTTCCGTATGAGAGAGAACGGCCAATTGCAAAACTGTACAATGCCCGTAATGACAGTTATTACAGAATCATAAAGCAGTTGTCTGACTTCCTCCCAGAAAAAAATGAATCAGGGGGGAACTCACCACCCAAAGATGGAAGTGATCTTGTTTGATTGAAGTTAAATATTTTGATGAATATAAACAGGCAATCGAAGAAGGTCGGCATGTAGTATGCAAGGAACAACTCCAACTAATAGAATATCTGGAGCGGGAAATTTTACCACGTGACGATATTTATCTGAATGAAAAAATGTTGGAGAATTACATTAAATTTGCCGAAAAACAATTTTTCCCTTTGGCACTCTATCAGAAATTTATAGCATCATTTGTGTTTCTCTTTTGGAAAAGAAATGATCGTGTAGTATTTCGTGAGTTCTTGATAACTCTTGGCCGTGGAGGAGGAAAAAACGGGTGGATGTCAACGCTAGGAGGTTTTTTTATTTCGCCTCTCCATGGAATCCCTGGTTATAATACCACCATAACAGCCAATTCAGAAGATCAGGCCAAAATGTCATTTGATGAAGTTTACACGATGGTGCAAGTCAGGGGACTAGAAAAGCAGTTTGATGCTAAAAAAACTGTTATCACTGGCAAAGTCATGAATGCCAAGTTTAAATATAGAACCAACAACCCAAAAACAATGGACAGTGCAAGAGATGGCTGTCTTTTTTTTGATGAAATACACCAATTTGAAGATAACAAACCTGTCAAAGTACAAAGATCCGGTTTGGGAAAGGTTAAAAATCCCAGAACATTTTATTTTGGTACAAATGGGTATGTAAGAGAAGGATTTTATGATAAACAATTAGAGCGATCCGCAAAAATATTGTCTGGAAAAACTGATCGTATTGGATACTTCCCGTTCATATGCAAACTGGATGATATAAAAGAAATGGATATACCGGAGCTATGGGCAAAGGCAAATCCGATGTTTAATGAAAAGACAGAATATGCAGAACAGGTTTTTTCTGAGGTTATGGAAGATTACCTTGATTTGGAGGAGGAACCAAGCGGCAGGCAGGAATTTGTCATCAAACGTATGAACTTCACAGAAGGGGACGGAGAAAGAGATGTAGCACCGTATGAACAGGTGCAGGCTACAAACCAACCGATTCCCGTTTTAGAAAATAGAAGCTGTGTGGCTGGCTTTGATTATGCAAGTATCAGGGACTTTGCTTCTGTGGGTCTACTATTCAAGGTTGATGATAGATTTGTTTGGTGCCAGCATTCTTTTATCAGAAAAGGATTTTTAGATGCCTTTAAACCAAAAGCACCTATAAAAGAATGGGAGGATATGGAACTTGCAACGATTGTTGATGAACCTTCTATTGATCCGAAACATTTAGTTAATTGGTTGGTAGAACAGCGTAAAAAATGCCAGATAGAAATTGTGGCAGCAGACGGATTTCGTATGGACCTTTTAAAGCCTCTTTTAGAGGAGGAAGGATTTGAATATGAGTTTATCAGAAACCCGGCTGGTGTACAGGCAAAAATAGCACCGATTGTTGAAGATGGATTTGCAAACGAGAGGTTCATATTTGGAGATGATCCGATGATGCGCTGGTACACCAATAACACCTATGTGAAGGAAGATTCGAGAGGAAACCGGACATTTTTAAAGAAAGAGCCTGTTAGAAGAAAAACAGATGGGTTCCATGCATTTTTAGCAGCATTATATAAACGTGAGCTTATCTGCGAATTTGATATAGATGGTGCGCTTGATATGCTTGGGAGTATGGATTTTTAAGGAGATGAGAAGGTGGGGAGATTTAGTTTTTCTGACTTGTTTAAAAGAAATAAAGAAATTGCGGAACTTGCAATCGCGTTTGATTTTGAAGAATTGGACAGCAGGGCACAAAGGGTATACTTAAAGCGTATGGCACTGGATATTTGCGCAAATTTTATAGCTAGAGCAATAGGACAGTCAGAATTTAAGGTCAATAACAAATTATGGCATTATAAGCTCAATGTCAGGCCAAATACAGATTTAAGCGCGGCTCAGTTTTGGGAGCAGTTGGTGTATAAACTGATTGTAGATAATCATGTGTTAGTGGTACTCAGTGATACGGATGATTTACTGATTGCAGATGGTTGGACTAGAAATGAATATGCCGTGTATGAAGATACATTTGAAGGCGTAACGGTAAAGGGATATACCTTTGAACGTACTTTTCGAATGGGAGAGGTCTTGTATCTGGAATACAACAATCAAAAGTTGGAACGCTTTACGAATGGGTTGTTTGATGATTACAGTGAATTATATTGTAGAATGATGGAAGCGGCCAAACGAAATAACCAGATCAGAGGGAGTGTTTCCATAAATGCAAATACTACCTTAGATGAAAAAAAACAGACACAATTACAAGAATATATTGATAAACTATTTCAAGCATTTCAAAACCGCTCTATTGCGATTGCACCACTGATAAAAGGATTCGAATATGAGGAGTATTCCAATACTACAGGAACGTCAAATATTAAGGTGGAGGAAGTAACAAAAATTCCAGATACCTTGATAGATATTGTTGCGGATGCAGTGGGAATTCCAACCGCTTTGCTCCATGGAACACGAGCAGAACTAAAAGATAATATGATCGCGTTTAATAAATATTGCCTGCCTCCACTTCTAAAAAAGATAGAAGATGAATTAAATGCAAAAATAATAGAGAAGGAAGATTATATAAAAGGTGAGCGAGTGGAAGTCTGGGGAATAAACCGCCCAGATATTTTTGAACTGGCGGAGCCTATTGACAAGCTTGTTTCAAGCAGTACTTTTAATGTAAATGAACTTAGAAAAGAGCTGGGCCATAAACCCAGGGAAGGAGGGGATGTATATGTGAAAACAAAAAATTATGAGTATGCAAATGCAACAGAACAGGAAAAAGGAGGTGAGGACGAATGAAAACAATCATGATCAAAGGACCGATTATCAGTAATGGAGAGAAGTGGATTTATGACTGGTTTGAAGAAGATTCCACATGTCCTAATGATGTGATCAAGGCATTACCGGATGACAATTCGGAGGTGACTGTTATTATAAACTCAGGAGGCGGTTATGTAGATTGTGGAAATGAAATTTATACGGCATTAAAGTCTTACGCGGGAAAAGTGATAGTTGATATTATCGAAGCAGCGAGCGCGGCCAGCGTCATTGCTATGGCTGGTGATACAATCAGAATTACACCTGTAGGACAATTAATGATACATAATGTCTCGTGTATTTCTTCTGGGGATTATCACACTATGGATAAAACCAGTGAAATACTGCAAAAGGCGAATCAGTCCATATCAAGTGCTTATCAGTTGAAAACTGGACTGTCACAAGAGGAACTCCTTGCTATGATGGATAAAGAGACCCGGATGACAGCGGAAGAAGCAAAAGAAAAGGGATTTGTAGATGAAATTTTATTCCAGAAAGAGGAAGGAATGATTCTGGTAGCAAATTGCAAAGAGCTGTTACCACAAAACATTATATCCACTATGCAAAAGTGGAAAAACGGGGAAAACAGCCTGCAATCCATGATAAGGCAAGAGGTTGAAAAAGCAATGAAACAGTCAAATGAAAACAGTTCTGATGGTATAAGAGAGCCGGAAAAGCATAGAAACCGGTTCTTTTTTATTTAAAAAATATAGCAAAGAGGAGATAAGAATAATGGCAATGAAGTTAAAAACCGAAACCGAAAAATTAAAAAATTACCAGGAGAAAAAGGCGGCCTTTGCAGCGTTATTAAAAGCAGAACCGGAAAATCAGGAAAAACAGAATGAGGCATATTTAGAAATGATAGATGCCATGGCGGAGGATTTTAAAATTCTGGCGGAGGAAGAAGCAACAAAGAAGGCAGGGGAAAGATTTGATGAATTAAACAAGATGGGAGCCGGGCGGCTGGCATCAGAAGAAATTAAGTTCTACAACAGCATTGATACAGAGGTAGGGTATAAAGAGGAAATTCTTTTACCACAGCAGACCATTGATCGTATTTTTGAAGATCTGGTACAGTCCCATCCTCTTTTACAGGAAATTGGCTTGCAGACGGCCGGACTGCGTTTAAAATTCTTAAAATCAGAACCAAGCGGAACGGCGGTATGGGGTAAAATTTTCGGAGAGATTAAGGGCCAGTTAGATGCAGCATTTTCCGAGGAAACAGATATCCAGCATAAGCTTACCGCTTTCGTAGTAGTACCAAATGATCTGATTGAGATGGGGCCTAATTGGGTTGAGCGGTTTGTACGCACCCAGATAGATGAGGCTTTTTCTTATGCATTGGTTCTGGCCTATGTAGATGGTGACGGAAACGAAAAACCAATTGGATTAAGGAAGAATGTATCAGAGGGGGTCACGGTAACCGGTGGTGTATACCCGGATAAGCCAAAAACAGGAACGCTGACCTTTGCGAGTGCAGAAACCACGATCAAAGAAATTACGGGAGTTATGAATAAACTTTCTGTTAAAGAGAATGGAAAAAGGATTACTGTAGATGGAAAAGTGATCTTTATTTGCAATCCTGCGCAGGCATGGGCGCTGAAAGCTCAATATACCATTCAGAATGCAAATGGTGCATTTATTACTGCGCTTCCGTTTGGGGTGCGTGTGGTAGAGGCCGAAGGAGTACCGGAAAATGAAGTCATTGCTTTTGTAAAGGGTCGGTATGATGCCTTTATGGGTGGAGGAACTAAAGTAAAGAAGTTTGATCAGACACTTGCAATGGAAGATTGCACCTTATATACTGCAAAGTCCTTCTTCTACGGTAAATCACGAGATGATAAAGCCGCATTGCTTTATACTTTGGATTTGGAAGGATTGGGGGCGTAAAGCATGAAATACAAAGTAATTACTGCTTTTATGGATTTACAAGATAAAAACTATGGTTATCGGATCGGAGATATCTATCCAAGGGAAGGACTGGAGCCATCAGGCGGAAGAATCAAAGAATTAGAAAGCACAGGAAATAAGAGAGGAATCCCATTGATTGAAAAAGCAACGGAACCGGAGGCAGCAGCAGAACCGGAGGCAGCAGCAGGACCGGAGGCGGCAGCAGAACCGGAGGCAGCAGCAGGACCGGAGGCGGCAGCAGAACCGGAGGCGGCAGCAGAACCGGAGGCGGCAGCAGAACCGGAAGCAGCAGCGGGACCAGAGGCGGCAGCAGAACCGGAAGCGGCAGCAGAACCGGAGAAAACAGTGAGAGCTACAAAAGGTAAAAAAGCTGCGAAAAAGGAAGCGTAATTATGGAAATAAGCTATGAAATTTTAAGAGAATTCAAGGACCGTATGAAAATATCTCATAAGGCTGAGGATCAAAATTTAATGAGCTTGTTATCCTCTTCTATGGCAGCGTTAAACAAATCATGTGGTACATTTGATTTTGCAAACGAACAGGGAAAAGAACTGGTATTTGAGCGTGCGAGGTATGCCTACAATGATTCGCTAGAATACTTTGCGGATAATTTTCTCACGGAGATTGTCAATCTGTCTTTAAGCCTATTGCCGACAAGTGATCAAGAGGAGGGGGGATCTGGTTGAAAACAAAATATAAACCAAAAGAAACTAATGCGGGGACATTGAGAACACCTGTAACATTTTATGAATATGCACCTGATACCGGACCAGAACCAGGAGAAAGCCAAAAGGCCATATTATATGAATGTTATGCTGAGATTTATAATCCTTCCATGAAAGACATTCAGATAATGGAGGTTCGCGAAACCAAGGAAGCCGTTACCCTTCTCATTAGAGATACAAAAGGTGAGTACATACCTACTAACAAGCATTTTGTAACTATACATGACTATCGTTATGTAAATAAAGTTTTTAATGTTTTGGATGTAAGGCCAGATCTCAGTAACAATGATTTCATCACTATCTTGGCAGGATTGTATTCATGAGTGCCGGTTTTAATATTAAAGGAATCCGCGATCTGGAAAAGGCAATTACAGAGCAATACGCAGGTGCAAAGGCACGTAAGATACAGAAAGAGGCCGTAAATGCAGGCGCAGATTTGGTAGTAGAAAAACTGAAAGAAAACTTTGCGGCATTTCAGGGTACCGGATATTCCAGAGAAGAAATTATCCGATCAAATGCACAAACAAAAAATGATGTAACTCAATTAAAAATAGGATGGAACGGACCGCATGAAAGGTGGAGGCTGGTTCATTTAAACGAGTTTGGATACACAAAGGCAGGGAAGCAGTATATACCCAAAGGATTTGGAGTAATTAATAAAACCATTCATGAAACAGAAGGGGATTATTTCAAAGAAATAGAAAGGAAATTAAGCGAACGGATATGAAAGATATGTTAGAAATTATCTATGATGGAATGATACAGAATCAGATAATTGCTGCTGAGTGTACGGATCGGATCAAATTTTATATTTATCCAGAGACCGGGGATACAGAAAAGCCGTTCATAACTATCCGTCCGCTAAATCCTCCTATGGCAACAAATTATGGATCTGATACAAATTTGAGTTATCAGTTTTTCTATCAGGTTGATGTTCAGTCCTATGATAGGAAAAAGTGTAAAGAGATTCAGGGAGCAGTAAAAGCGGTCATGGAAGGGCTTGGATTTAGTCAGCAGCCAAACGGGCTGGATGAATATTTTGAGGAAACAAAGCGTTTTGTCGATGCAAGACGCTATTTGAAGCAAACAAATGTATATGACACAGACTATTAGGAGGTAATGATGAATATTTTAATTGGTTTTAAAAGAGCTAAGATTCAGCCATTAAACAGTGATGGCACGGCAGAAGGAGAAGTAATTGTGCTGGAGGGGACGCAGAATGAAGGGGCTACCCAGGAAGCGAATATCAGCGGGCTATCTGCTGAACCGGTAAAGGTTTATGGTTCAAATGTTGCTTATTATGTATCTCAGAAAGGCACAGGGGATGTAGCTATAGAATTCAAGTTCTTAGATATGCCAAACGCTGCCGAAGATACCATTTTAGGCTATAAAACAGACATGGAATTAAAAGCTCAGTTTGTTGGAGAAGATACAGAGCCACCGTATTGTGCGGTACTGCTGGAATCTAGTGATACACAGGGGAATGTTGCGTTGTTTGGATTTTTTAAGGGAAAATTCAACAAGACCGATATTTCACTGAAAACAAAAGAGGGCGGAAATCTTGAACCGGAGGGTGAGACATATAACTTTTCCGCTGTTTCAAGTGATGCCAATGATAAATCAAAAGGTAACTCGATGGTTAGATTTTTAGGAAGTAAGGAAGATGCAGCAGCAATTGAGGCATTGGTACTGAGAACAGGAGCGTAAAAATATGGCAAAAACATATCTGGAAGTTGAGAAGGAAGATGGGAGCATCTTAAGATTTAAGAAGGACGGAATTAAAGCCCGCTGGGTAAGGAAAGTATTTGAACTGGAAAAGGATTTAAACGAACTTGATAAAAAGGGAAGTTATGCTGCTGCATTGGACTTGAAAATCAGGTTTGTTGTAGATCTTTTTAATGATGAAAAGCTAACAGAAGATGTTATTTATGATGGAGTTGACAGTGATAAAATTACTTCTGAACTTAACAGGATTATTGACGATGTTGTGGGAAACCCCAAGAAAGGCGAACCGGGAAAGCCGTAACGGCTGAAAAAGCCATTGAAAATTATTACGCTATGTGCAGGCAGCTTATAAAACTAGGGTGGACCTTAAATGATGTAGAGGAATCAGAGTTTGAAACCCTAATAGAAGTTGTCTGCGCAAAAGAAAAACAACAGAAAAAGGTTGATTTAATGGATTATATGAAGAATGAAAAGGGATTGGCTTAAAGGCTGATCCCTTTTCGCATATGGGAGGGGGAAACCTCATGGCAACAGCACAACCGTTAGGACAAATGATCATTGAACTGGGATTGGATAGCAGCAATTTTTCCAGAGGAATGAAGGGAGTAAATCAGCAAATAAAAACCTCAGTTACGGAGATGAAAGCGCATCTTAGTATCATGGGTCGGAGCGGGGATGAAATTGACAAACTTAAAACCAAACAAACGGGGTTAAGTAGTGTTATTGCGGCACAAAACGATAAAGTTTCCATTGCAAAAACAGAATATGAAGCTTGTAAGGTGGCGGTAGAAGGTAATGCGGAGGCAACACAAAAGCAGAAGGATGCACTGATAAAAGCGCAAAATGTATACGTAAAAGCGGTTGGGGAGCTTGGATCATATGAAAACCAGTTAAAAGACGTAAATATTCGCCTTGATGCCATGCGTTCATCCTTTTATCAGGTTGGTGAATCCTTAGTAACATTAGGCGGCAGGATTAATAAAGCCGGTGAGGGAATCAGCAGTGTGGGGAAGGCGCTGACTATTGGCGTAAGCGCTCCTTTACTGGCAGTAGGAACCGCATCCATCAAAGCTGCATCTGAATGGGAATCTGCCTTTGCCGGTGTAAAAAAGACGGTAGATGAAATTGTAGATGCAAATGGAAATGTTATCTATTCCTATGGTGAAATGGAAGAAGCCTTACTTAACATGTCGGAACGAATTCCTGCTACAACAACGGAAATTGCGGCAGTTGCGGAGGCTGCGGGACAGCTTGGAATTGCTACAGATAACGTTGTTTCTTTTTCAGAAGTTATGATTAATCTGGGGAATACAACGAATCTTGGTGCAGAAGAAGCGGCTTCCTCTCTGGCAAAAGTAATTAACATAACCGGTATGGCATCAGATGATTATGAAAGATTGGGGTCCTCCATCGTAGCACTTGGAAACAATATGGCAACAACAGAAGCAGACATTGTTTCCATGGCAACACGGATGGCATCCGCCGGAACACAAGCAGGAATGGCCGAAACGGATATTCTTGCAGTGGCCGCCGCCATGTCCAGTTTGGGTATGGAATCCCAGGCAGGCGGAAGCGCAATGGCGCGGACGTTTAATAAAATCAATTCTGCGGTGATTAGCGGAGGGGATGAACTGAACGCTTTTGCCGATGTAGCAAAAATGAGTTCCACAGAGTTCCAGCAGGCATGGAAGGAAGATGCAGCAGGCGCGCTGGTGTATTTGGTGGCAGGATTAAGTGAGGCAGGAACAAAAGGGGAAGATTTAGCAGCCATATTGGGGAATTTGGGTATTGAATCCACAAATGATGTAAATGCCATGATGTCGCTGGCAACGTCCTCTACTGTTCTGGCAGATGCCCTGGAAATATCGCGGTCAGCTTGGCAGGAGAATACGGCATTAACTGCGGAGGCGGAGGTTCGTTACAAGACCTTTGAATCACAGCTCATTTTATTTAAAAATGAGGTTGGAAATGTAGCAAAAGAAGTAGGAGGCCCATTGATGGAAGCGGCCTCATCTGCTTTGGAATCTGCGGCCCCATTATTGGATACGGTAAAGAATCTGGCCCAAAGTTTTACGAATGCATCACCTGAAACTCAGTTAATGGCTATACAATTAGGTTTGGTTGCAGTTGCAGCAGGCCCCGTATTAACCGTGACGGGACAATTGATCAGTGGTATTGGCAGTTTGACAACAAATCTTGGGAATGGAATGAAAAGCCTCTCCTTGTGGGCGGCAACTATGACGAATAGCGCATCAGCAACAGCGGCGGCTACCGCAGCAAATAGCAGCAATACCGCTAGTTTGTCCCTTAGAACTGCTAAAGTATTGGTAGATACAGCGGCTACAAAGGTACATACTGCCATAGGAAAAGCCGAAAACGTTGTTTTAATGGCAAGCACAGGAAAGTTAACTGAACAGGTGATCGCGCAAAATACAGCCACAGCTACTAAAATAAAAGACACAGCCGCCACAGTTACCCATACCATTGCTGAAAAGGCTAGAAATATCGTTACAGGCATTTCTACAGGAGCCATATCCTTACAGACGATTGCCACAGTAGCGCAGACAGTAGCAACCGGAGCCTGTACCGTGGCAACGGGACTGTTAACGGCTGCTATCGCCTTATTATTCAGCCCAATCACATTAATTGTTGGTGCGATTGGGCTTTTAGTAACAGGAATCGTTTTAGCAGTAAAATGGATGAATCGGGAAACAGAAGCATCCAAGAAGCTGAAATCAGAAACAGAAGAACTGACGAAAGCAAATGAAGGATTAATTGAATCCATGGATGCAAGCCAGACCTCCTATGATGATCATGTGAAGTCTATCCATGCGGAAGCAGCTGCGGCGCAGGCATTGGCTGACGATGTGGCGAAATTATCCAGGGTAGAAAATAAAACAGCCAGTCAGAAGAAGGAACTTGCGGCATATGTGAATATGTTAAATGGTTCCATGGAAGGACTGAACCTGAAATACGATGAACAGTCTGATGCCATTAGCATGACAACCGAAGAAATCAATTTACAAATATCGGCATTAGAAAAACAGGCTCAATCTCAAGCTGCGCAGGAGCGATTAACTGAAATTATAAAAGAAAGAATGCTGATAAATGAGCAGCTTACACAGGTTCAGGATAAAATAACCGAAGCTACGGAAAACACTACTCTTAGAGAGAGGGAACGGAAAACACTCCTTGAAGAATTAACAGGGCAGGAAACGGAACTTAAGGGGGAATTAGAAAGCCTTGGACAGTCCTATCAGAACGTAACCGGAATTATAACTGAATCAGCTGCCGCCCAGGCAGAAGCGGCCACGGAAAGCACTCTTACAATACTGGAAGCGTATGGTTCTATAAAAAATGCATATGACGATCTTGGAAAAAAGCAACAAGAGGCGTTAGACAGCGTTGTAGGAACTTATGAGGTTATGACTGGAAAACTGTCTGATTTGACAGAAAAAATAAAGCTTGATGATGAAACCACTTGGCAGAAGATCAAGGAGAATCAAGCAGACACCATTGCAAAAACTCAAGAGTTTTCAGATCTTTATGCACAGCTTATACAGGCTGGTGTCAGTGAAAGTTATTTGCAGGCCATAGGAGCAACCGGGCCGAAATCAATCCCCCTGTTAAAGCAGATGGTTTCACAAGGTACTGATACCATTCTGGAAACACAGGCAGAATGGCAGAAAGCGTATGGGGTGATTGGCGATTCGCTTGTTGGCACCTTGAAATTAGATGATGGAGTAAAAGAAGCATTAAAGAATTATGTGCTTGGAGAATCCGGCGTGTATGGGTCATTACAAGGCGCTATTGAGGCCGCCGATCTAAATGCATTGGGTTTAAGCATTACACAGGGCGTAAGTGCTGGTATTATAAAAAACACGGATAATGCAAAGAATGCAGCTACTGATATGGCAGATGATACAACGGAGGCAGCGGAAGAAGCATGGGAGATCCATTCTCCTTCTAGAGTATTTAGGGAGATGGGGCAATTTCTGATGGACGGATTAACACAGGGATTATCACAGAATGCTCCTAAAGTATATGCAAAGTCCGCGGAGATTGCAAATCAGGTTACCAGCATTATGAAAAAGGCGTTGGATATTCATTCTCCATCTGGGGTAATGCGTGACGAAGTTGGAAAAAACATAGCTCTTGGTATAGCGGAAGGAATTACTCAGAATAAAAAGTATGCAAAGAAAAGCGCGGAAGAGATTGCAGATGCGGTTTTACAGGCGGCGAAAAAGAAACTGGACAATACAAAGGTTTATACAGAGCTTACCCTTGCGGATGAAACTGCCTACTGGAAGGAAGTAAGCAGCAAGGTAAAAGCAGGAACACAGGCTAAGATTGATGCAGACAAGGAATATTTCCAGGCGAAAAAAGCATTAAACCAGAAAATGGTAAGCCTTGAAACTGATTACACTTCCAAGGTCAAAAAGGTTTATGAATCACTGGATAGCAGTATAAAATCCTTGCAGGATTCCTATCAAAAGGAACTTGCATCAAGAACAAAATCCATTGTAAGTTCCATGGGGGTATTTGATGAATTCACTGCTAAGACGGAATTGTCGACCGCTGACTTGCTAAGCAATTTAAAAAGCCAGGTAACAGGCTTACAGGAATGGTCCAGCAACTTAAGGTCACTGGAAAAGCGGGGAGTTAAGGGTGATATGCTGGAGGAGCTGCGAGGCATGGGGACAGATGCAGCCGGTGAAATTGCACTTATGACGGAAATGACGGACCAGGAATTAAAGGAGTACATAGCTCTATGGAAACAGAAACAAAGGCTTGCAAGAAAGGAAGCCACAAGAGAGCTTGAGCCGTTGCTTGCAGATACAGAAATGCAGATCACGCAAATGAGAGCGAAAGCCTCGCAGGAATTAGAAGAATACAAAAACGAATTTGTTTCTGCTATGGCTGAAATCGGGGTTGAGATTCAGAAACCGATTGACCAGATCCAGACTTCTCTTTTAAATACCATGGCCTCAGTGGTGCAAGTGGCAGCAGGTACAATCTCCACCGAAGCAGATAAGCAAACCAATGTTACAAAATTTGAAGAACTTGCTGCTAATGTTTTTAGCGCATCTGAAACCCTTCCTGCCGTATTCACTCAGCTTGGAAAGGATACGGTTGCAGGCTTGATACAGGGCCTACAGGAAAGAGCGGGGGATTTAAGTAGTACCATGACCGAAATCATCAGAGCAGCGATCCAGGCGGCAAAAGATGAAGCTCAAATACATTCCCCATCAAAAGCCATGGCTTCCATTGGATCTTATATGATGGAAGGCCTTGGAATCGGTATGGACAACATGAAAGATTACGTGGAAGGAGTTGCCGGAAAGATTACCGGAAAGGTAGTGGGGGCGTTCCGCACGGGCATGAATGCTGAAATATCTTTACCGGAATTTACTCTTACGGATAAAACAGACGCGATCAAATCTATCCGATATGTTATGGAATCCGTCAGAGAAAAACAAGACTTTGAGGATGAAAGAAATAAAAATAATGAAGCCGGAACTGAAACGCTATTAGAACGGCTTGTGGATGCCAATGACCGCACGGTTAAATTGTTACAGAAGATTTCTGAAAAGGATCTTGTGATAGATAAAACGTCACTGACAGATGCGGTGGGAAGTGGAATGGGAGGCACAGGAAAATTATCAATCAGATATGTGTAATTATGCTTGACTGGAAAGGAGAAAGTTATGGGTTTATATGACAAAATGGTGGGGCTGGAATCCACTAAGGAGGATAGGGAAACTGTTTATCAGGTTATTGCGCTCCTGAAGGAAAAAGATGTAACGGTGGATCGCGCATCTAAGATATTAGATGATGCGCAGATCCTTATACCGTTGACCACAAAGTTAAAATGATATGTTGTTCACTTATCAAGATTGATGATCAGATATATGTAACAATGCCTGGCTTGAAAGGAGTGAAGTATTTTTATGGAACAAGAAATGGAAGAAGTTATAAAGCCAAATAAAAATGCAGGAGTGAAGCAGATAGCTATTAATTTTGGAAAAAGATTTGAAAAATTTGATCAGTTCACTGAATTTGTTAAAGAAAAAGTGGTTGCGTTACAGGAAGAATACCCCTATGCAGAAATTCACATAGAGGTATTCTTTTAGACTTCCTTTTCGATTTCCAAGGTACCTATAATATCAGCAAAAACCGTGTAATTCCCATTTTCTGAAAAAAGATAGAGATTGAGAATAGAACCTAAAGGAAATGAATGGGTAAGAATAGAACCATTTTCAAGTACAATATCTTCAACTAAGTCAGAGTATACAATTTTGTTGATATGCTGGTAAGTTCTAAGAGTTTTCTTGGATTTTTCTAAAATGGTAACTGTATACATAAATAATGCTCCTTTCCGCTATACTCAGCCGGTCCCGGCCTGTAAGAACAGTATAAAGGAGTTGGAAAGAAATAACAATATACCTGGATCAGGAGGATATAAAATGGGATATCCAGCAGTTACAATCAATGGAATCAATATGTTTGAGAAATATAAGGCTCCACTTACTGAATTACACAGCGTACAGCCGCCAGAGCCTAAAACATTTTTCCAGGATATTCCGGGGGGTGATGGCTCCCTGGACGTATCCACAGTAATATCAGGCCGTCCTACCTATAAAAGAAGGGAAATCACGATGAAATTTCATTGTGAACACCCTTCTAACCAATGGACGACAATCATGTCGGAAATACTGAAAGAGTTTCACGGAAAAGAAGGAAAAATAATCTTTGAAGATGATCCTGATTATTATTATCTGGGAAGAATGACAGTTTCGGATTATGAGCGTGCTGTAAAGACGGGAAAGTTTATCATCACATCAAATGCGGAACCTTATAAATATGAGCTTTTATCATCTTTGGAGCCATGGCTATGGGACCCGTTCAATTTTATAAAGGGTCTTATACGTAACTACGGAAACATGGAAGTGAGCGGAACAAAAACACTTGCCATACCGGGGACAGAACGATGGGTAATACCAGTATTTACAACAACCGGATCAGTGAGGGTAGAGCATGAAGGCAAATCCTATGATTTGAAACAGGGAAAAAGCAAGATATATTCTATTGTTATAAAACCGGGAAACAATGTATTAAAGTTCTCAGGAAATGGTAAAGTATCCGTTGAATACAGGGGAGGGATTTTGTAAATGTTTAAAGTGTACATAGACGATCATACGGAAAAATATCCGCTTTATGAGCCGTTAGATGACACTCTGACCATCTTTAATCCAGTGCTTGAACAGGAAATAGGAATGGCCGGAAGTTTTAAATTTAGTTTACCGGGAAATCACCCTTACGGAGATAAGATCAGTTTATCAAAGGCAGAAATTATTGTATATCGGGATGAAGATGAAATTTTCCATGGGAGAATATTAAAGCCGGAATATGCCATGGATAAGACGATATCTGTCACCTGTGAAGGAGATTTGACCTACTTAATAGACAGTCTGCAAAGGCCCTATACATTTACTGGAAGCGTATCACAATTTATTGAACAGGTATTAACGGTACATAACAGTCAGGTGGATGATTATAAAAAAATCTATCCAGGGATCATAACTGTTACGGGCACAGGAGGGCAGCAGCATTTTTCCAATGATGAATACTCCAGTTCACAGGTGACTTTATATACAAAGCTTATAGATGCGTTTGGTGGGTATTTCAGGATACGGAATGAGAATGGAAAGAAATACTTTGATTATGTCTGGGATTTTGGAGCAGCAAACAGCCAGGTGATCAGGTTTGGAGAAAATCTGATTGATTTTAACCGTTATATAGATGCATCATCTATCATAACATGCCTGGTCCCGGTCGGGGCCGATCTGGAATATACTGATGAGATAGGGCAGAAACAGATAAAAACCATTGATATTACATCGGTAAATAATGGACTGGATTACATTCAAAGTGATGCGGCCATAGCAATACATGGGAAGATATGGGGGAGCCAAAAATGGAAAGATGTTGAGGACCCGGAAACGTTGCTCATGAAAGCAAGAGCATATTTACAAGAAGTATCAGCGCTGCCAACAGCAATGGAAGTAAGTGCCATAGACTTATCTTTGATTGAGGAGGATATACAGGAGTTTCGGCTTGGCTGCTGGACGGAAGTTTCCAGTGAAGTGCATGGTATTGAAAAACAGTTTTTACTTACCAAACGGGTGATAAATCTATTAGATCCTACAGCCGGAAGCATATGCCTGGGTAATACTCAAAAATCTTTTGTAGAAATGACGGTCAAGAGCCAAAGAGATGCAATTGAGAAAATAAAAAGTGTTGCGGAAAGCGGAAGCCTGGAGATCAACAGGAAAGTGGAGAATGCAACAAGCCTCATTACCGGGGGCCTTGGTGGTTATGTGGTGCTTGATGTGTATGATCCGATTACTGGGGAGAAAATGCACCCATGGAGAATCTTAATCATGGATGCTCCTGAAAAGGAAACGGCACGGAGCGTAATCCAGATTAATAAGAATGGTATTGGATTTTCCACCACAGGAATAAACGGCCCATACCGGAATGCCTGGACCATTGATGGAAATCTTGTTGCAGACTTCATCACAACGGGAACGATGCTGGCGGACCGGATCAGAGGCGGTATGTTGGAAGTTGGCGGCCAGGGACTTGGAAAAGATGGAACAATCACCGTAAAGAATGCAGCAGGAACCGTGATAGGAACATGGGATAAGACCGGATTACATGTGCTGCTTGGAGTTATCGAAGGAACTACCATAAGAGGATCAGCTATCATTGGAGGAACAATTGATATAGGTTATGGTACTTTCTATGTTGACGAAGATGGAGCAGTGGTAATTAATTCAGGAGTAATAAATATTGGAAATGTAACGATAACTCAAAATTATGCTTGGATCAATGGATTTGGTATATCTGACAGTGTCATATATAGCAGAGATTCGGGAAATTCGATACAGATTTATGCAAATGGAAATTCGGAATGGGGGGAACCCCATATTAGGCTTGTTAAAGGAAGTCAAAAAACCGATATAGGTCCTAATTCCGTTACAACTGGGTTGTTGTGGGTAGATAATGATATTTACTTTGCCGATTCGTGGACGGAGGGTATGTCATTGATTGAAATGCTCAAAGATCTGTATAGAAGATAGGAGGTTGAAATAAAAGAAGAATATGTTATAATATGGTTACAAAGGAGGTGTTTGTATTGAATAGAATTAGGCAAATATTTACAGTAACCTTATTATTATCTTTATTGCTTTCTTTTAATGGATTCGCTATGATAAATAATGAATTTGAACCAGTTACGCCAGCAACAGAGGAAAAACAAGATAATGACTCTCGTGACTTTAACAGATGGGTATGGATAAACGATGGTGAATGCGTGCAATTTAATGCATCAGAAGATACTAAACTGGCAAGTATCAAAAAAAAGAATGAAGTTGCCCCATTATTACATTGGGTGGAATTTGTGAACGGTTCTTATCAGAGAAAAGTACGTGACACCTTTTCAGGAAAATGGACACAGGCAGCAAATGGAATCTGGTCTTTTACTTTTGACGATTGTACAATTCCGGTAGGAGTAACAAAAATTGACGGCGTAATGTATGCCTTTAATACCTACGGTGAATTAAAAGAAGGCTATGAGTATTACCCAGGGATTAAAACCGAAGCAGACGGCCTTGTGAAGGCAGACAGTGCAGAGTTTACCCAATGGCTTGAAATTCAGTATTTACCGGAATGCACCAGCCACGAATAAAATAAAATATGATTCAAAGAGCAGAGCGGATGCCCTGCTCTTTTTGCGTACAAAAATAAAATCATAGAGAGGATGAATTTTATGTTAGTAGAGATCAAAACAATAAATAAAGAGGAAATATTAACGGCCAGCAGCAGAGAAGTGGCGGAAAAGTTCGAAAAAGAACATAAAAATGTAGTACGGGATATAGAAAAATTAATTAATGAGATAGGCTCAGAATTGAGCTTATCTTATTTTATTGAAGCGGAATATAAGGATTCAATGAACAGGAAGCAAAAAGAATACCTAATGACACGTGATGGATTTTCTCTTTTGGTAATGGGATTCACTGGTGAAAAGGTATTAAAATGGAAGCTTGATTATATTAAAGCTTTCAATACAATGGAAGCGGAATTAAAACGCTTATATTCAGAAAGGCAGAAATGGGAAATTGAGCGTCAGAAAGGTGTTGTGATCCGGCATATCCTGACAGACACAATAAAAATGAAAGTGACTGATAGTCCGCATAAGAAATTTGCTTATCCTAATTACACGAAGCTAATTTACAAAACAATATTTGGTAAAAGCTTAAAAGAATTACAGGAAATATACAAAGTAAAAGGAAATGAGAGCATACGTGAGTATGTGACTGCCGATGAACTGAAACAGATCGAAGCTATGGAAATGCTTGTGAGTAGTCTTATAAGCTGCGGCTGGGGATATGATCAGATCAAGGCCTTTATTCAGGTAAATTCCGTTAATATGCTCGCCGGATAAATTGAAAGAAAGGAAGTAAAACATGGCAGATATCAGTAAAGAGATCCAGGCATTTAGGGATGCTGTTTATGGAGAAGAAGTCAGAGGGAGTATGATATCAGCTTTAGAAAAGGTAAATGCTGATGGTGAAGATGCTCTCTCGGAAGTTGCTGCACAAGTAACAAGAATAGACGGAATAGCTGCACAGGCAACGCAGACATTAAATAATGCCAATACAGCTATAAATACGGCAAATGAAGCAATTGAAAGGGCTGATGATATCCTTGAAGAGGGAGAGAGCCAGGTGCAGCAGGCAGCAGGCAGTGCAACGCTTTCCAAGAGCTGGGCCAGAGGTGGCACCGGTACCCGCTCAGGAGAAGATAGTGATAACAGCCGTTATTATTCATTGCAGAGCCAGACCGAAGCAGATCGGGCAAAGGTACAGGCAGACAGGGCAGAAATGTATGCTGGATTTGTAATGCCAGAATTTTGGGTAAACTTTGTTTCTGGAAAAATGGAGTATACTGATACGGATCAAATGCAGTGGATAATTAATACAGCAACCGGAAATATGGAATACGCCTATATTTAAGGAGGAGTTATGGTAAATGCATCTTTTGAAAAAGGAAATGAAATAAAGATATGTGGGGTATGGCAGTACGATTATGGACAGTTGCTTGAAATATCAGGAATTGAAACACCAGATGGAACGGCTATCCATTTTGCACAGAACGGAAAAACGATAGAGGGAACTATAAGAAGCAATCAGGTAGAAATACCTGATTATTTTTTGCAGTTTTATAGCGAAATTAATGCTTACATCTACTTAGAAGATGGCTGCTCTGGTGAAACCGTTGCAAAGGCTTCTATAAAACTTGAACCAAGAGAAAAACCACCTGATTATATCCCACCGGAAGAACCGAGCTATACAAGGTTGCTCCCGGAAGGGTGGGCGGAAGATGATTATCTGACTGTGAAAGATGGTAAGTTGGTATGGGTAAAACTTGATGCTGAGTTTGCATCAAACGAAGAACTTGTGCAAGTAGCAGAAGCTATACCCCAATTTGCAACTATGAAAGAGATAGAAGATATGTTGAATATGGAGGAATGAAGATGGCGAATGAAAAAGGATTAAGCCTTGAAAATGCTTTGCCAGCAATAAGAAACTGGATCAATAATAAGTTTGTGGCTAAAATCACCGGAAAAGGACTGTCAACAGAAGATTACACCACAGATGAAAAAGATAAACTAAATGGGATTGAACCCGGCGCGCAGAAGAACCCGGCCAGCCTCCCAGCGAATGGAGGCAATTCGACAACCGTAAACAATCATACGGTAAATGCTGATGTACCAGCAGGAGCAAAATTCACGGATACAACCTACAACGATATGACCGGGGCTACATCTTCCGCCGCTGGCACCCATGGTCTGGTACCGGCTCCTGCGGCTGGAAACCAAGCAAAATTTTTACGTGGGGACGGCACATGGCAAACACCTCCAAACACGACATATAGCAAGGCCACGGCAGCAGCAGACGGATTGATGAGCAAAGAAGATTACAATAAACTTAATGCTTTTCAGCAAGCAGATCAGTATGCACTAAAATCCGATGTAGTCGGGGCTTATCATTACAAGGGATCGGTAGCTAATCAGGCGGACCTTCCTGCTTCTGGAAATGCCGTAGGTGATGTGTACAACATCGAAGCAAAGTCGGATTATGGTCCAGCCGGGACTAATGTTGCATGGACAGCAGATGAAGCATGGGACAGTTTGGGAGGAAACTTTACGATTGATTTCGCCACGGCGGCGGAGGTATTAGCCATTCTTAACGCATAAGGAGGCGGAAAACATGAAGTCGCTCCCTTTGGAAATAATGCAGACAATAAGGGAATGGGTTAAACAATATGTTGCGGATAACTCATTTACCGGAATAGTAGTATCCGTAAATTTTGAAACCGGGAATGTGGAGTACATAACGGATGCAGATGGATTAACATTTGACATTAATACTCAAACCGGAAATATGGAGTACTGGAAGAGTTAAAAAAGGAAAGGAGATTAAGATATGGCAGTAGCAGGAAGAGTATTAATGATTCCGGCAGGCACATGGACATCCGGAACGAATTATGGAATGCTTGATGTTGTAATCTATGCCGGTTCATCTTATGTAGCAAAAAAACAAATTAATAATAGCACGGTGGCACCACCGAGCGCCCCATCAGATTGGCAACTTCTGGCACAGGGGTATGATGTAACAAACGTTGTAACAAAGAGTATGATTGTAAATAATTTCCTTGCAACGGACCCGAACACAGTACTTTCAGGCCCAATGGGAAAGAGTTTAAAGGATCAGCTTGAACAACAAAATAGCAATTTAACTGGTATCCAAAATAGCTTTACAGAAATCAAGACAGTAACTATATATCAAACGAGATGTGATAACCTTAATGGCGGATATGTGAAATTCGGTAGATTAGTAATTGTATCCCTACAAATTCGTGTGCTGAGTCCCGGAACTAATTTTGCTATGCTGACGGGTTTTCCGGTGCCTCTCTTGGGTAGCGGAAATGTGCCGGTAGAGATGAATGGAATAAAAACATTAAGTAATGAAGCAACTGGAGTCTTTATAAATTCAGTCGGGTCGCTATGCGTAAGAGCCGCCGTAGCAAATGACTACATCTCTGTATCGGGCAGCTACTTATCAACTTAATTACTATTTAACGTAGAACCGGAGCTGTCCGAAAAACAGCAGAAAGAGAGAAAATAATGAATGATTTAAAAAACGTAAATCAGACGAAAGAATTAAATGTAGAAGTATCTGTTGATGTTAATAAGGCTACAGAGCAGGCGAAAGAATTAATCAATTTATTGAAAACGGCCGGCTCATTAATGAGTGAGCTGGCCGTCACGTTGGGCAATTTAAAGCTTGATGTTAAGTTTTAAATCTACAGTGTTGTGACAAGCTGGGCAGACGTTTTGCCCTGAATGCGCACTAAATTTAGTGTGACAATGAGGGCATTCAACATCGTAGGAGCGATTTTGCAAAACGTCCCTTGTTTTGTCCTTGATTGCAGATTCTAACTTCTTTTCATCAAAGTTTAACTTTACCTTAATACCCATACTCTTTCCCCTTTCTTCTGTACTGGGTCATTAAAAAGACCTGTAATTACAGTATAGAAGCGTCTGGAAAATTTTACAAGAAAAGAAACTCGTAAATCAGGAGCCAACCGGCTCTTATTTTATTGTCCGAAAATGGACGGAAAGGAATTTATATGAAAGATAAATTAATTTTAAACGATGGAACTACAATCGAATTAGAGGCGGGGGCAAGTCTTGCAGCACTCACCACAGCATTCACAGATTGGACAGCTGCGGCGGACGTATTGCCAAAACTGACAGAAGATAACCTTGCAAACGTCCATGTAAAAAACGGCGATGGTACGCTTGATTGGAATTATAGGGACCTCGTATTACAGCCCGGATCATGGGAAGAAAAAGCAGATGGTTTATACATCACAATTTCCTTGCGTGAGAAAACAGACATTGAAAAACGGCTTGACGCTGTGGAAACGGGACAGGAAGCGCAGGACGGAGCAATCGCTGAGTTGGCTGGAAATCAAGGAGGTGTACAGTAATGGTAGTGTGGTATATCTATATGATTGAGCGTGGAAAAATGACGCTGGAAGATGTGCCGCCAAGGTGGCATGATGAAGTGGAAGAAAAACTAAAGGAAGCATGAGGAATATTGAAATGGATAAAATAAAGGCATTTTTCATTATGGCATTCAGCGCAGTTTTTAACTGGCTTGGAATATTGGCATTTCCGATATTGATATTATTGGGATGTAATATTTTTGATTATTACACGGGAATAGAGGCAGCTCCTAAACGTGCACCCGATGATGATAAGCCGGTTAAGAGCTATAAGTCAATTAGAGGGATCTCTAAAAAGGTGTGCATGTACATACTGATCATACTTGGTTGGTTCGTGGATGTGCTGATTGAATCTACACTAACACAATTAATTCCAGTGACAATTCCGCCTGTGTTCGCAATCACAATTACATGCTGGCTTATTTTTAATGAGATAATTAGTATACTGGAAAACATGGAAGATATGGAGGTTGCAATACCTCCATTTTTACTGCCGATTTTAAGGAAGATGAAAGGGCAAGTTGAGGATAAGGCGGAGAAAGAGAGCGGAACGGAGGAAACACAATGACGGCAGAACAGAAGAGGCAGGCGGCATGCGATAAGTACGCAACGCTCATAGGCCGGAACATATACAGCCAGACACTACGGGACTACTGCTTTAAAAAGTATTCTGACAACAATTACTACAGCGATTGCAGCAGTTCTATATGCTACAGTTACCAGGAGGCCGGGTATGGATTTGGAAACCTTAATACAGCCGGTATTTACCAGTCAGCTAAATTGATTACTATTGATGCAGACATAGCCGAAGGAATCCCGGATATATCGCTCCTGCGAAAGGGTGATATGCTGGAGTTTGCCGGGACAGATGCCAGCAGGCCCCTTAAGATCGGTCATGTAGAAATGTACTGCGGCAATGGAATTATCTGCGGCCATGGTAGCGGTCGACCGTCATACAAGGATATCGTGGCATACTGCAAGAGCCGGTATAACTCCTGGGCTTCCGGTGGCTGGCGTAAGGGCCTTGTCTGTGTACGCAGATATATTCAGGACGATGCTCAGACTGTTCAAGAGCCTGTTAAATTATCCGGGTGGAATGAGGAGCCAGATGGCTGGCGGTTCTACCTTGGAAATTCCGGTGAGCCAGTACGGAATGCATGGTACTTGGATTCTGACGGGAAATGGTACTGGTTTGATGGTGCCGGGATCATGATTGCAAATAAGTGGTATAAGTATAATGGCGATTGGTTCTATATGGGCCCGGACGGCGCTATGTGCACCTCGCAGCTCGTAGAAAGCTCTGGAAAGATTTATGCAGTGGACAGTGATGGAAAGATGGTCACGGAACCTGTGATGCTTACACCAGCGGATGATGGGGCATTAGAGTATAAAGGATTAGCATAATAAAGGAAAAGGCAGGCACCTATGAACATTGGGCCTGCCTTTTCCTTTATTTGTAAAAAACAAAACGCTTGTAAAATGCTGCATATCTAAGAATGATATTATTTGGCAAAATTTGGTATTAATTTTTTATGAAATTTTAGTTGGCATTCTTGCGATATTGAAAAATTAATGTTATAGTGAGTATACAGAAGGAAGTATAGTTCATACTATAGATATATCTTTAGATTTGGAAAGAAGGTGTATCTATGAAAAAGGAGAGGATGAACATGTATGAAATGATGGTTAAGGATAGTAGAACGTTTAAACCACTCAGTAAAAGCTTTTTTTTGGATGCGCCAACAAATGAAAAAGAAGTAAAAGCTGTAATATCTAAAAAAATAGTTAATTCATTAAGCCATGATATGGAAGAGTTTGCATATTTTATGACAAGAAGTATCTTGGAGGGCCTTTTAGATGACAGAAGATAATGCGTTATCAGAGGTACATAGCACAGATGACGAAATTCAAGATGATGACGAAAACTGTCCTTCTGATATTGATTCTGTGTTGGAAAACATTCCAAAAGAGGATCGACGAGTAATTAAACGAATGATAGGCATGTCTATGCAAATGGGGGGATCAATTTCGCCCGAGGTGGAGTTAATGAAAAAGATGACACCAGAGCATGTTAGCGATTTCCTATCTACTCAAAAAGAAGCAATGCAAAATAGCTATAAAGAGAAAAATATGAACAAATTGTTCTTATTTTTGGTATTACTGGTAACTTTGGTTTTTATTATTGTATTAATTATATTGTTAAAGGATAAACCAGAGGTAATGGAAAAAGTACTCTTTACATTAGGAGGATTGATTACAGGGCTATTCGGTGGATATGGTATTGGAAAGACCAAACAAGATGATTGA